GGACCAGATTGCCAAGATAGGCGCATCTGGCGGAAAGGGCTCCGGGCACAAAAAGTCGTCCGCGGAGACGTTCGCAGAGAACAGCCAGCGCTACTCCGTCAACCTCGAGAAGATGCGCAACGAGGTGGAGGCCCTCCGGCAGGCATCTGATCCCACGCTGACCACTTATGACAGGATGGCGGCGAAGATTAACGCTGAGAAGGAAGCAGCGATAAAGAACGCGGACGTCAAGGCTCAGGAGACCATCCGCAGAAAGGAGGCGACGGCCGCCCAGGCTGAAGAGATGGCCTCACTCGAGAAGGAGCAGGCCACGCTCAAGGCCCAGTCCGACCTCGACCAGCTAAACAATCAGCACCTCAAGGAAAGGGCAGACTGGTACCGGGAGTACGCCGAGGAGTCTGGCGACTACGCCATGAGCCTACAGCTGCAAAATGAGCTCATCGACAAACAGGCCAAGGAGTGGGCCTCTCTGGGGATCCCCATGCAGGACGTGCAGAACCGCGTGGCCCTCCTGAAGGCCCAGCTTGACCAGAGCCCCCGTATGGCGCTGGCCCAGGCTCTCCGGCAGTACGGAGAGGAGGCAAAAGACTGGACAAAGTCCATGTCTGACGCCGTCTCGCAGGTTTTCGGGGGAATGGAAGATGCCCTGGCTAACTTCGTAACAACGGGGAAACTAAGCTTCACTGACTTCGCAAACTCCGTCATCTCTGACCTCGCCAGAATCGCCATCAGGGCGAGCATCACCGGCCCGCTCTCCAGCATGCTGGGCGGGTTCTTCGGCGCTCCGACGGCTACGGCCAGCGCGAACGGCAATGTCTTCACCGGTATCGGCGACTACTCCGGCCGGATAGTCACGAGGCCGACACTTTTCTCTTACAGCTCTCATCTTAAGGCCTTCGCGAAGGGCGGCGTCATGGGCGAGGCCGGTCCCGAAGCGGTCATGCCCCTCAGGCGCATGAGCAATGGCCGGCTCGGCGTGGAATCGTCCGGGAGCGGAGTGAATGTCCCTATTAATATAGAGGTCGTAAACGAGACAGGTCAGATCACAAAGGCGGAAGCACGCCAGCACAGGAACAACGACGGCGGCATGGACGTCACGGTCTACATCCGTCAGGTGGTGGCGCAGGACATCACGCGCGGCAACGGCGGCATGGTCGCTCAGGCTATACAGGGCGTGTACGGCGTGAAGCGCCAGCAGAGAGGAGCGTAGGATATGGCATTATCTCAGGTGATGTGGCCCACGGACCTCCCGCAGGATCCGCTCATCGACGGGTACCAGCGGACTATGGGCAGAGATGTCATTACGTCAGAGTTCGACGTCGGGCCGAAGCGCCAGAGGAAGCGCTCATCCTCGGCTATGACGCAGATCCAGTGCTCCTATTTTCTCCGCAGGAGCCAGCGCCGCTCTTTTGAGGAGTTCGCGAAGCTTGTCGAAGGAAGGTCCTTCTGGTGGCCTGATCCTGAGGACAGCTTCAAGTACAAGTATTGCCGCTTCGCCGAGGCCCCGGTCGTGAAGCCGAGGGACGGTATCCACTACCAGATCGATCTCAGGCTCGAGATGTGGCCATACATCGAGAAGGGGACGGAGGGGGCATCAGGGACGTCGGACACTACGGGTACATCCGGCAGTGGGACGACGGGGAGCTAGCCCATGGCTAATATCATCACCTCCGAAGAGTACAAGAAGTGGGTGAAGGAGTACGACTCCGATGACCCGCTGGTGGTGCTCATGACAATCACACACCCGACGCTGTCAGAGCCGGTGCGCATCTCTTCGGACGCCACCAAGTTCATCCAGCTCGACAGCGAGACGCAGGAGCCAATCTATGGGACTGTGTCCCGGGACAACACCTACTACGCACTCCCGTTCCGCTTCATCCTGCCGGATCAGCCCGAGACGACGGACTCTTCCGTCCGCGCCACCCTCGCCATCGATAATGTGAACAGGGACTATACGGATCTCATCCGCAACGTCGACGTCAGCCCGACGCTGACTATCGAGCTGTGCTTCGCATCCGCTCCGGACACCATCATCGAGACTCTTCCGGTCATGATGATAGAGGACATCGAGTATGACGTGCGCACTATCAACTTGCAGCTCACCATCGATGACCCGCGGGTGCAGACCTTCCCAGCCCTGCAGTTTTATCCATCCCGGTTCCCCGGGCTGTTTTCCTAGGAGTTCGCTATGCTTTGGTGGGAAAAGTACGTGGGCATTCCTTTTAAGGCCATGGGCCGTGATGAGTCCGGCGTTGACTGTGTCGGGCTCGGCATCCTGATGATGCGGAGAGAGAAGGGCGTCACGGTGGATGACACTGCCCTGACGTACACGGCGGCGGAGATGCGCCACTTCCGCTCTCTCCACCGCATAGACGCGCTCATCCAGTCAGGCCTCAGCCAGTGGCATGACATCGGGGACGATATGCCGCACCCCCTCGATCTGGCGCTCTACACGGTGCATGGCATCGAGTGTCACGCCGCCATGGTCATAGACACGGGGCACGTTCTCCACGTGGAGGAGCGGCACTGCGTGCATGTGGCCCCGCTCCACATCCCCGGCTACATCCTCACGAGGATCCTCAGACATGCGACCCAGATGTGATCTTCCGGCCATTCCGGACAAAAAAGTTTTTTCCCTGAAGCCAGTGGCGGTCCGTGTCCGGCCGTCCCTCATGCGTATGGACGTCTTCACGGCCAGCGTCATGCCCGGCATGAACGTCATGGAGGGCCTCCGTCTGGCGTGCCGTCAGACTGGTACGCCCATCGGCATGGTCCGCATGGCGCGGGTGTTCGTCAATGGGGCACCCATCCCCAGAGAGAGCTGGTGCACGACATATCTCCGCCAGGGGGACTATGTCTCCGTGTCAGCTCCTCTTGCCGGCGGCGGTGGCGGAGGCGGCGGGAAGAACCCCATGCGCATGATCCTCTCCATCGCTGTCATCGCTGTGGCGGCGGCCGCTACGTGGTGGGTCGGCGGCGCCGGCGGATGGAGCTTCGGCATACTCCCGACTCTGCATCTCGGGGCTGTGGCCGGAGCCGTGGCGGGCGGCCTTGTCCTCATGGGCGGCATGCTCCTCGTGAACGCGCTCTGCCCCGTCAGCACGCCGAAGCTCTCAGGGGCCAAGGACAGCGAGACCGCCCAGAAAATATGGTCCATCGATGGCGCACAAAATAAGACGGATCCCTACGGCCCTGTCCCCACGGTGCTTGGACGTGTGCGGTTCGCTCCGAGGTTCGCTGCCCAGAGCTACAGCGTGCTATCGGGGAATGACCAGTATGTCCGTTATCTCTTCGTCGCCTCGACCGGCGACTGCACCGTAGCCAACCCCCGTCTGGGGGACACCAACCTCTGGAACTATCAGGGGGCGGAGTGGCGCGTACACAGGAACTGGACTGGCGGGAGCTTAGAGTGGTTTGGCTCGGCGGCTACATCCGAGAGCTTTAACCTCGCCATGAAAAACTCCGTGGGCTGGCAGACGCGGACGACGGCCAAGGACTGCACGCACGCCCAGCTAATACTTATCTTCGACAACGGACTGAAACATATCGACAGCGAAGGGAACGGCTCTGCCGTGGCGGTAGACGTGGAGTGCAGGTACAGGCCAGTCGGGTCTTCCGGGTGGACGACGTCCGGCTACCACTACGAGGGATGCACGATAAACCCGATGCGGCGCTCCATCGATCTGTGGTTCCCTGCCGGCCAGTACGAGATAGGCCTCAGGAGGGTGACGCCCGACTCTGACTCCGAGAGTACCAGAGAGACGACGAGAGACACCTTCACCTGGTCCGCTCTCCAGAGTTTCAGGGCGAAGCCGGCCGTAGTCGGGGACTCCAGACATCCCATGACACTTATCGAGCTCTCGCTTAAGGCCACGGAGCAGCTCAACGGAAATGTTGACGAGTTCAACGTCGAGTGCTGCAGCCTTGCTCCCGTCCCTGACGGTGACGGCTGGACGTGGGCGGAGACATCTAATCCGGCATCGCTCTTCATGCGTGTGATGACTGGCACTGACATATCGAAGCCGTGCGCGTGGGACGACCTCGACATCTCCTCATGTAGAAATTTCTATTCGTGGTGTGAAAAAATGGGCTGGCGGTACAACGCGCTCCTCACCTCGAAGACGAATGCCGGCGAAGTCGTGCACAACATCCTCTCTTCTGGACGCGGTTCCTACGCTCTCCTGAATGGCCATGGCGTCATCTACGATGACCCCGACGCTCCCGTGGTGGACATGCTCACGCAGCGCAACTCGTGGAATTTTCAGGCTAAGAAGTCGCTGGTGTTCGAGAAGGTGCACGGGCTGCGCATGCGCTTTCTCAATGAGCAGAAGGACTTTCAGGAAGACGAGCGCGTGGTCTACGATGACGGCTACAGCGACACAAACGCGACGAACGTGATCGAGTTCGAGCAGGACGGCGTGACAAATCCGGATCTTATCTGGAAGCATGGCCGTCTCAGGCTCGCCGAGATGCGCCTGCGGCCGGAGACCTACACCGTGACCGTGGAGGCGGAGTCCGTCACGCTGCGCCGCGGTGATAAGGTGCGCCTTATCCATGACGCTACATTTTGGGGGGTGACGTCAGCCGCCGTCACCAAAGTAAATCTCAATGACGACAAACTCATCGAGAGCATCGAGCTCGATGACTACTGCCCCATGGACGCTGAGAAGAGCTACGGCATCCGGATAACGAACTACAAGGCAACGGACGCCTACTACTCCGTCCGGACTGTGGCCGCGGCGGAGACGAGGGTGCTGACCCTATCCACGCCCGTAGACCCTGATGTGACGGGTATATCCGTCGGTGACATCGTGGGCTTCGGGGTCACATCCTCGGTAGGGGCAGAGTGTATCGTCCTGTCCGTCACTCCCGCGGAAAACTTCTGCGCCACCATCACGCTCTGCGACGCCGCCACGAATATCTACCAGTCCATCTGGGGGAGTATCCCAGCGTGGAACAGCCAGATCACCACGGCAACCCGCTATCAGGTAGGACGGCCCAAGCCTCCGTCCATCCTCGGTATCGTCTCTGACGAGATGGTGCTGCGCCGCAATGCCGACGGATCGCTGTCTCCCCAGATGTCCGTGACCTTCATCCTGCCCGACCAGCCTAACGACGTACATGTCTCGAGCGTCATACTCTCTGTCCGCAGGGCTGACAGCGAAGACCAGTGGGACGTGTACACCTCCACCGACATCCGCGGGGACACCTGCAGTATCCTCGATCCGTCAGTCGATGAGGGGGTGGACTATGACGTCAAGGGCCAGCTGAGCACCACGACCGGCATCCTGTCCGACTTTTCCACGACCGTGCGCCACAGGGTCATAGGCAAGACGAATCCTCCTCCGGACGTGCAGGGGCTCGTCCTCTCTCTGGAGGCTCCGGCCGGCATCCGTGTGTCATGGTCCGATGTGGGCGTCCTCGACCTTGATCACTACGAGGTGACCGGGCTAAATGGCGGCCGGACTATCGCCACAAGCATGATATGCCCAGCTCCACAGACTGTAGGCACAGTGCCCTACAGCGTCGTAGCCGTGGATACGGGTGGCCGAAAGTCCCGCACCCCGGCCACAGCGTCTATCCAGATCTATCCCCCCGCCGCCCCAGACCTTGACGGCAGCATCATCGATAACCTGCTCCACGTCGTGTGGCAGGACTGCTCCACATCATGGCCGGTGCGACGCTACTTCGTGCATGACATCAGCAAGGACACAACGGATGAGGTGCTGACTACACGCTGGCCCATGCCTACCCGTGTACCGGGAGTGTACGAGTTCGCCGTCTATGCCGAAGACATCTTCGGGAACGTTGGCGGGGTGACGACGGAGAGCATCACGGTACCTGGTGTCGGGACGCCTGCACCCAAAGTCGAGGTGGACGGCACGCAGTGTGTCATCATCTGGGAGCAGGTCACGTCACCCTTCGAGCTCTCGTACTACGAGGTGAAGGACGCCGACGGCAGGACTTTGGACAAGATCAAATCCAACTCCTACCGCTTCACGGCCCCAGCCTCTGGCGTCCTCGGCTACCGCGTCAGAGCCGTGGATATAGCGGGGAATATGTCCGCGTGGGGCGAGGTGAGCTTCGATTTGTCCGGTCCCTCGACGCCGGCCCCTGTCGTCAGCGTGGTGGAAGACCATGTGGAGGTATCGTGGGCGACGCCTCTGTCTATGCTCCCTATCACGGGGTACGACATCGTGAGGCAGTGGGACGAGGCGAGAGAGGACGGCACCATCGAGACGAGAGAGTACGACTACGGCCGCATCCTCGGCACCAAGATCACCGAGGCTAAGATGACCGTAGGCACGCACACCTTCATGGTCAGGGCCGTGGACTCGTCCGGAAATCTGTCGGAGTGGGGTACGGCTGATATCCTTGTCCGCGCTCCGGGCAAGGTCACCTTCTCCGGCTGTTACCCGCTGGACAACAACGCGATGCTCTACTGGACAGAACCGAAGCGCGGTACTTTTCCGGTTGACCGCTATCTTTTTGGCCGCGTGGATCAGGACGGGTACGACGTCCAGCTCGGCTACACCTCGGCCCTCTTCACGACCATAGTAGAGACCAAGGGCGGTGACTATACGTACTGGGTCATCCCCATAGACACGGCAGGCAACCACGGGGCCAGAGAGATCGTCACACTCTCCATCACCCAGCCTCCTGAATTTCGGCTCTATTATGATGTGGACAGCACTTTCTCAGGCACGCGGAAAAACATGCTCCTCGACGGTAAAGGGGCCATGGTCGGTCCGTACACGGATCAGACGTGGTCGGAGAACTGCCA